CGCGAGTCTAGTCGTCAATGGCAACAGGGTTAACCTCCTATTAAATCTAATTAGTTAATGAAATCTTATCCTAGACTGAGGTAGTAGTATAATCAAATATAGCCTTTGAAATAGTATACTTCATTTGCTTCAATTCAAACTCAGACTAAACAGGTTTGCCCTAATTCTATGACTTCCAATAATTCAAAACTGAGGCATAGCCATGAGTCTTCTATAAGGAAGCAGTCATCAAAAAATTAAAGCAACGATAATACATATCCTCATTAAAATAAGGTGACTCACTATCATAATCAACATATTCCTCAACATCATTATAACCGAGAACCTACAACTGAAGATACTCAACTTAATAAACAAATGTCCATGAACTAGGAGAAGTCTCATAAGAGAGGACTTTTGTAAAATGATGATTAAGGAAATCAAATTCACTTATATGAGGGCTAAACTTATTAAATGGTAAAATTTCATGTTAATAAGGTTTTTCATTACCAAATGGAGCATTACTGACAAAGATTTTACCACCTTTCTTGTAAATATTGTACTTACCCTCTTTATGATAGTATTTCTGTCTAGGGACATCAGGATGGTAAACCTAACAAACCACATATGACATTTTTGAAAATTAAGAAGAAGCTATACAATCTTGAACACCCTAATAATAGATTGAATCAACTGAAAGGAACTACCCCTAAAGAGGAGTTAAATTAGACAAAACTCTAGAATCATAGACCACATTAGGGTAATTCTAATAAGGATGTTATGCTAAATAGGCACGATCAATGACCATAGAGGTGGGCGAACAGCAATAAATTAACCCCTATAGATCTTTGAAATCTTATGATACTTAGACCCAAGATCATAAAATCCATCCCTAAGAAAAGATAAGCAATAAGCAGTACAATAATCCGTCACCGTCCTCAAAACAGGATGATGATAAGGTTAAGAGCCTGTTTTCTCCAAAATTTTATTAATATAAGGGACACCACACATTAGCAACTCTAACTTCCTTCTAGCATCTGAAGGAATTTGAAATTCCACAGAGACGTCCCAAACTTAATTACGAACTATTTAAAAATTTTTCCCAGAACGCTTTAAAGACAAAGTTTATT